AATGAACCTGTGGCGTGGGGCATGGAAAAAGACGGAGTTATCCTTGATGTAATCTGCCCTGCCGAACATGAGCGTGAAGAAGGAAGTTATACAACACCTCTTTACATTTCATCACAACGCACATGGGTAGGACTGACTGATGAGGATAAACAAAAATTAGTTGCAGAGCATCACGATTGGGAAAGTTTATATCTTGCGGTTCAAGCAAAATTAAAGGAGAAAAACAATGGATAGCTATGAAAAAAGGGGAGTAGCTTTTGTTTTGTTGGGTGGATTTTTTGTTTGGGGATTTATTATTTTGATTGCTTTGTGTTTTGGCCCAAGCGATGAAGCCCTTGCAAGAAATCATGCCATGCAAGTCATTCAAGAGATGGATGGGTGCAAAGTCTACAGGTTCTACGATGGCAATTACCATTACGTCACAAGATGCGGTGCTAATGTAATAACAAGGAAGAACTGGGATGAGAATTGCGGCAAGGCTTGCATCAGGCATAGAACAGAAGACATTACAACGGAGGGTAACCAATGAAACTGAGATTTTGGTTATATGTTATTAAAGCAGTTTGGCGTTCTGTTAGAGGGCGATGGTATGTATGGCGTGATGTACCTACTAATGTCGTGAGAAGAGTTGCAGTACTTTGGTACTTAGAACGCAAAATAAAAGAAAAAGAAAGTGCACTTGTATACGAAGCGTATAAAGAATATCAACTCAGAAAGTTAAAGGAGCGCAACACATGATTATCGAATGGATTTTATTGGGGACGGTGATATGTCTCGCAGGAATTGCATGGTCTTTACCTTGTTTGATGTGGTTTCTTTATGTCAACGATAAAGAATCAAAATTCACAATCAAGGAGAAGAACATATGACACCCTACACAATTAAACCTGGATTACAGATTGGTGTTCTTTACCAAAAGAAAACAAACTACCACAACCCAGATCAAGACTGGGTACAAGAAGTAATGTTGGGTATTAAACCCGCTGTCAGTAAACAACTTAAGTTGTTTGCTTGGGCAATAGTGATCACATATGTTCTTTTAGCAAGCATAAAGGTACACGTATGAGTTATATGTTCTACAACATAGTATCTTTGATACTAATAACAACGGGTTTGCTAGGGGTTGTCACCTTAACAAGCCTTTTAATTTGGATCATCATACAGGAGATCAACGATGACTGACTTAGAATTAAGACACTGCATAATAATTGCTGAACAAACAGTAGCTAAACCAGCAGAAGCAACCTCACTTGAGATACTGTTAAGTAAAGCACTGCTAGAATTAAAAGGCAGGGTACTTAAACTTACAGACAACTATGAAAAACTACAAAAAACTATATGAAGAACTAAGACAAGCAATTGATGGTGGCTATGCTTTAGCCACCCACGAAGATGTCTTAGAAATCATTAGAAAAAGAACTCGTTGGGTAGGACTAACATCCAATGAGTTAAATGATATTTTTGATTCATTTAAAACTTGGAATAGTTTTCAAATAACAGATACTTACTTTGCAATTGAAGCCAAGTTAAAGGAGAAAAACAATGGGTGAAATAGTAAAATTAAAAACAGTGGTTGTAAAACCACCTAATAAAGAAACTTGTTTAAGAATGGCTGAATTATGTTCAGAGTCTAATTCTGCACAAAGAATGATGTGGGATTGGTTATTTTGTTGGGGTTTTTATGAACATTGGATTGAAGCCTATTGGAGTAAAGAATGAGATGTCCTAACTGCAACAGTAAAAGTAAAATACTAGAAACTAGAATAAATGATGACAACACTAAACGTAGAAGATACGAGTGTTTTACGGGTCATAGATTCTCAAGTAAAGAGATTATTTCTATGGATAACCCACATACAGAAAGAAAACCTGTACTAAAGAAAATTGTTCCAGACTTGGTTACTTTGTGGTCTTAACAAAAAAGAGGGGGAAACCAGTTCCCCCTTTTAAAATGACAACTTGCAAAGAGTTTTAACTATAAGCTCTAGTTCCCTGTTTGTCAATTATTAAAGCCATTCTTCTAGGTGTTTCCCCTGGGTTATTAGTAACACTTACATGTGTCCACCTATCAAACTCTCTAATTACCTGATCATAGGGAAGATCAGAAGCAATAATAGCTTTCACAACCTCATCAGGAGTCATTCCAGGAACTCTTAGATCAGCAGCGCACCCTACCCTATGCTGTGAGGTATTTTTGCTTCCTACAGCCGTATTTACTTGTTCCGACCTGTAAGCCGAGTTAACCATGATTGGCTTGTTGTCCAAGAGAGTTTTAACAGTCTCCAAAAATTCGGCAAGGCGTAGAAGATTTTGGGTTTCATGTTCATTTGGTTCATTGTTAAATTCTCTATGTTCAGTGATTGTTAGTTCTTCTAAAGAAAAATGGGGTGTTAATTGAGTCATTTTGATGGGGTACTCTGATGTAAAAGCGCATCTTTGTTCTGGCTAGATGCAGATGAGCCAAAATAGAAAGCAATAATACCTGTCCAAGCTGTACCTAAAGAGCCTAACATAATCATTAGTGCTTCGCTACTAGTAACACGACCAGACATCATTCCAGTTAGTATTCCAAAAAACCCCAAGGTCACCATAATTGCCAAAAGTGGGGGTATCCAAGATTTGTTAGTCGTTTGCATATCTCTAGCAGACTTACGATCTTGAACTGCTAACTGTTGAAAGTCCAGGTTCATCTCTTGAGCTTTTGCTTTAAGAGTAATTTCTGCTTGTTGAATAGATGCTATTTGTTCCGCAGTTAATTTACCGCTATTAATAGTATCTTGTACAGCACTAGGATCAACCCCTATAGCTTTAGATACAGCCTCAACAGCCATACCCGCTAAAGGACCTCCTAAACAAGATGCTATAGTTGGTGCTAGTTGTTCAATCCAAGACATATTAACCTCCTAGTTTACTTCGTTGATAATCTAAATGGATTCCGTACATAAGAACAGCAAAGGTTGTAAACAATATGAATATACCTGCTGACAATGCGATTCTAACCTGCCATTTGTCAATGAACTGTCTCTTTTTGAGAGCAGCCACTTCCAAGGCTTTTTTTGTTCACGCTCGATTTTTTCTCGCTCTTTACGCACAATCTCACGCATTTCTGTAAACTTAGACCACATTCCAGGCATACCTAATTGATAGATAATCATTTCCCTCAAGTCTGTTTCCATTTGTTCAATTTGTTGTTGCCTAATGATTCGGTTCATAGCCTCTTCATTGATAGAAATGTTTTTAGGTAGAGGGTTCTTTTTAGCTTCTTTCTCAGCTTCTTTAAAAGCTTCTTGGTGAGTAAAGAAAGCACCTAAATGAGTACCAACTTCATTGAGAATATCAGAGACATCTTTACCATCTTTTTTAAAGTCCTGATACAAATCAACACACTCACGGATACCAGCATGGGCAGCCTTACAAGCAGAAATAACAGCCAAGACTTCTATCATTATTAACCTAACACAAGTCTAAGACCAGACTCAGTAAGAAGAGCACCATCTTGAGCAACAAGAATACCATCCACAGAGATAACACAATTGTTTTCAAGTCGAATAGATGAGTTGGAAGATTGCTGAACAACAACCCAGTTAGAACCATTAGAAACAAGCGTAGCCCAGCTACCACTGTAATTATCTAATATAGAAGTACCAGGATTACCACCCCCTAAAGGGATGATGTTACTAGTAGCAGAAACTAAAGATTGATCTTGATAGTTTTGTAAAGTAATTGTGTATCCCAAATAGCTGGATGCTGCTGGGAGAGTTGCTGTACAAGTAGAACCAGACTTGTTATTAATAACCCAATTGGTAGGAGTTGTTAGAGTAAAGTTTGCTGTCTCAATAACAGGAGCAGATAAACTACCTCCACCACCCCCACCAGAAGAACTAATAATTACATCACCAGTACCACTGGAAGGAGAAATACTTATATTTGTACCTGCAACTATCTTAACAACACCTACCAAACTAGGAGCAATAGCTCCACCAGTAATGTTTACGTTGTTTGCATCTTGAGAAGCTAACGTCCCATACACTGTATTACTAAGTCTTTGGAACCAATCTCTCCAGACAAAGCTTTCCCCAATCTTATCTTGGGGGATAGGAGTTGTTAGCTTAGTCATTATTTTTCTGTTTTTAAGTATTTATCCATTTGGTCTAAAATACCCATTTGTTTTTTAGAATAAAAGTTAGGTATTTCAGACTCATCAAATTGTTTAAACAGATATCCTCTAAGATATTGTGCTTTACCAGTTTGTTTTAACCAATCTCCGTACTCCCTTTTATCACCATTTTCATACGATTCTCTATACAGTTCACGCAAAGAAGATTTAGCTTCAGGAGTTTTTAATGTTTCTTCAAACTGCTTGTTAAGTTTGTACAGTTCTGGATGATTTTTTTTATCTTGAACAAGACTGTGAGAAACAATATCTCCTGCCACATCTCTTGAACTTATATTTTTATCTAATATTTCTATAGCATCTTTATCCAAAGGCAACTCTTTAGGACGAGGATATTGTTCATCACCTGGTTCATTTTTAGACCAATGCTCTAGTTTTCTAAAATCATCTTTAGATGTTGGTTTAGATTCAAGATAACTATAATCCAAGCCTTTTAAACGAGGATACATTTCTTTAGCTTGTTCTAATAAATTTTTTTCAACAGCAGGTTTTTGTTCTTCACCCATTGGATTGGGGTCACCCATAGTATTAACACTGGGCATATAGCCTCCAACACTAGGTTGTTGACTACTACCTACTAAGTTTTGTAGCTTTGAAAAAAAATCCATCAACAGTACTCCACATCTTTACAATAACCATTCTTTTGAAGAATGGGTAGCATGTCTTCAAGCTTCTCACCAATGTCATCTCTAACCATAGGAGAGTTGATCATGTGTACTTTCTTTTTATATGTCTTATAAGCCATATCTTTAGCGTCACACACAGTCTTGCCTATACCTGAAACAGTCATTACATAGCTACCGCAGGTAACCAAACAAGGAGTTGTGTTTTTACCCTTATCATCTGGGCAGTACCCAGTTTTAATCTCTGAGAAGTGGATGTTCTTAGTACCATCTTCTTCACACAAATCAAAGATTGGATATCCCGTATTGTGTTTCTTAGTAACATTGTTGTAGGGGTAGTCAGGTTGAGAGACAACAATACCACAGGCTATGTCTTCTTTAACCTTCAAGGTGTCTTTACCATTTAACATGTCTAGCATCCACTCTACAGGGTCACCAATGTGCAGAGCTTGTTGTATCTGGAATAGAGGCCAACCAGGTCTTGTAGTGAACTCTAAAGGCCAAGGGCAGCCCTTATCATCAATGATGCAGTTGACATCAATGTAACCGCTATAACCAATCCCATGCAAGAAGTCTTCTAGAGGCAACAGTACCTTGTCAGCCAGCAGACTCTTTTTGGTATACCTCATCACAGTACCTTGCTCACCAGTAGCAGGTCCGTGATCTCCTGGCATGAGCTTCTTAAATTCCCAGTTCTCTAGATACCATTGAGAAAAACCGCCTAGACCAAACCAACCCCCCACAGCCATCTCAGAACCCTTGTGGAACTCTTGTAGAACAAACTCACCATCGTAAGCATTGTCCTTCTTCCACTTGTTGAGCATGAACGTCATATCACGCCAATCTTTGGCACAATAAGATAGAGATTTGTCACCATCTCCAACAGGCTTAGAAACATAACGTTTATCTTTGTTGGCAAGTACTAATGCAATGGCTTCATCGTACTTCTTAAACTTTTGCATAGGGATAGTTTCAATGCCAGCTCTCTCTAGAACAGCAGCACCATATTCCCTATCTTGCTCCCAACGTTGTCCCTCTGAGTTACAACCAAAGATAGGGTAACCTTTAATGCGGTACTGCTCTAACTTGTGGATAAACAAGATGTTATCAGTAACAAAGATCAGATCAGCCCAGTTCATACTGGACTCCCAATCTTTAACCTTGTCAATTAAACCATCACCATTCTCACAACGTGTACCATCAGGGTTGTTACGCATATAAGAACGCACAGTATGACCACTATGCTTGGCTCTTAAAGCCAAGTCAACAGAGAATCCCAATTGATCAATGAATAAAATATTCATGGTTTGTATGTGCCTTTTTCTCGTTTTGTTTTACGACCTTTAGTAGCTCTTTCTTCACGTTTTTT